GTGCGGCGCCAGGACGGGGAGTTCGAGATGTGGATCGATGGCGTCACCATCGGCACCGCGACCGAGGCCACGCACGTCGTCAGCGACTTCCTGGCCGTAGATTCTGACGCGAACGACGAGCTGTTCTGGTCAGATGCCCGAGGGGAGTTCGACGCCTTCTACAGAAGCCAGGGCGACTATCGGCCGCAGTAGGGGGACCTCGTGACGCACGTACATCTACAGTGGACGCCGACAGGGCTGGCAACGCTCATCGCCGACGGCTACGATCGCCAGCGCGTAGAGCGAGATCCGGGCGCCGGCTATGTGTCCATGATGCGCAGCGACCAGCTGATGCCGCTCGTCTCGCACGTCGAGACGTACGTATTCGAAGACCCTGCCGGCGACACGTCGTGGGACTACCGCGTCGTATACGTGAAGAGCAGCGACGGTACCGAGCATCCTACGCCCCAGGCCATCGGGTCCGTAACCGCGTTTGGATACTGCACCGTGAGCGACATCCGCGACGAAGGATGGGACGCGACAGATGTCACCGACGCACAGGTAGAGCAGGGGATCGCCCTTGCGACGGCGTACATCGAGAAGAAGACGCGGCAGTGGTTCGTTCCGCGTTACCGCAGGATCGTCCTCGACGGGTCCGGATGGGACCGCCTGTTCGTACAGGTGCCCATCGTTGCCCTGATGGAGGTATACGTCGACGGCGTCACAGAGGGCGTCGGCAACCTCCACGTTTACAACCGCCACCTCACCCACGGCCTGACCGATCCCGACGACCGCGAGAACCCGATGATCGCGTTCGACGAGGCGCTGAACCTGACGTCGTTCGGCTACCAGCGCATGAACTACGGCTTCTCGGCGTTCGAGGAGTCGGGGAAGATTGTCGAGTTGGTCGGCATCTTCGGGTGCACCGAGTTGCCGCCGGGGACGCAGCCCGGAGAGACGAGCGCTGGGTCGCAGGTCCCGCTGAGCTACGGGGCGACGCCGCCGCTCATCGAGTGGGCGGCGATCCGCCTGGCGATGATGAAGATGTTCCCGGCGAACAGCGACAACGGGGATGGCGGAGCACTGGCGCGGCGCATCGTTGAGGAAAAGACGATGGATCAGTCGGTCAAGTACGCCTCGAGCAGCGCCTCCGGCTCGACAGTCGGCGAGGCCCTGTGGAACGACGAGGCTGCGGTCCGCGAGATTCTCAACAGATACGCGGCGCCGCTGGGCCTCGAGGTCATCTAGGCCATGGCGTACCGAGGGCGCCTCATCCAAAAGTTCCAGGCGGTCATCGCCCCGGTGAGCCCGTACCGCGCACACAGAGCGAGCGTCCAGTCGACGACTGGCGAGACGTGGGACCTGGCCGCGGCTGGGCTTCCCGGGACGCTGCTCATCGCAGTAGACGGTGCAGCGGCGCAGACAGTCACCCTGACCACTGGCGACTTCGCGGATCCGGCTGCGGCCACGGCGTCCGAGGTGGCGGCGGCGGTGTCGACTGCACTCGCCGGTGGCGAGGCGTGGGCCACGGCGTCCGCCTACATCGTCATCGCGTCGGAGACAGACGACGACGGCACGATCCAGGTGACCGGCGGTACGCTGAACGCGACGCTACTGTTCCCGACAGTAGAGGTGTCCGGCGGGTATGACCACGTGATGGGCGGGTATCTGCCGTACGACGACGGTACTGTCGAGGGCGCCGTCCCGCGTCGCGAGGCACCATTGGTGACCCTCCCATGCCAGCTGGCGCGAGGAGCGTGGGGACGCCAGGCGTCTGGCGCATCCGCCGGCGGGGACGAGGTGGTCGACTTCACAGTCGCCCTCCATCGGCCTGACCTCGAGGCACAAAGCCTGTTCGATGCGAACGGAGCCCCGCTGTTCCAGCGCGGCGATCGGCTCGTCAAGATCCTCGAGACGACTGGCGACCTTGTCGAGGCGTTCCCGGATCCGCCGGGCACGTTCGTCGTTGGTGTCACACGCGGCGGGTACGGCCTAGCGTCGCGCGGAGCAAACCGCAAGTTCAACCTGGTCCTGTTGCAGTGCGCGCGGAGGGATGTCAGGTGATCAGCATCCGCACGCCGAACCTGGGGCAGACCATCGCGTCCATCCACCAGCAGGATGTCCGCGTTCGGCAGGCCACTCTACGCGCGACGCGCCAGGCGGCGCACGACCTCCGCACGATCATCGTCACCGGGCTCCGCGACCAGGTGCCGGGCGGGGACTCGATCCTCCCCTTGCGCCCGTCGACCGTCCTGATGCGCGGGCTCCCCAAGCGGCGCACCTACAACCCGAATCGCCTGGCGGGCCCGGCCCTGGTACGGGCCCCAGGACGAGGCGCAGGTGGGCGGTTCACGTCAGGGAGCAACACCTGGCGGATGTCGCGCAAGGCGGGACGCAAGCGCAAGCACCGCAAGCCGCGCCTCGGCGCGACGTCGAGCAAGGCCCTCATCAACTCTGGCGACCTGCTCAGATCGATCACTGTGCGCGGGGGAAACCTGCACTACACCGTCGGCGTCCACCGCGGGGCACGGGGGAAGAAGGGCAACGACCTCGTCAATATCGCGTCCATCCACGAGTACGGCACGAAGCAGTACACCGTGACCGTCTCGGGGCGGATGGCGCGGTTCTCGCGATTCCTAACCATGATGGGCATCCTGGGCGCGCCGTGGAAGGTGGGGCAGACCCTACGCCGCAAGGTCCCGGCGCGGCCGTTCCTGCGCCCGGGGCGGATACTGTGGGAGCGGGACGCGAGCGACCTATTCGCCCGACGCATCGCCGCCGCCGGCGGCTTCCTGGAGGGGTAACGTGGCGGTCCCGACCATCAGCACCATCACTCCGTCGTCTGGCCTGACGCGCGGTCGGAATATCGTCCTCATCGCCGGGACCAACTTCCGGCTCCCCCCAACACCGGGGGTCGGCGACCACTCTGGCGAGCCGGCACAGCAGACCGTCGGCGTCACGTTCGACGGGGTTGCCAGCCCCGAGGCGCACGCGGTCACGGCGTCGCTGGCCCACGTCGAGGTGCCGGCATGGGCCGGAGACGTCGACGAGACCGGGGACGTCGTTGTGGCCGTTCAGCTCTCGAACCTCGACGACGCCGGTGTCGTGATCCCAGGTGAGACAGCGTCGGGGAGCTACACCTACACGCGGGCCAGGCTCTTCACGCGCGCCACGACGTACCGGGTGACTGTGGCGCTCATCGAGCACCTCCGGCGCCACGTCCTCCCGTCCTCGAGCAAAAGCCCCAGGGTTTTCGCCTCGGTGGCGCGTGACTATCCCGACGAACCCGGTGCGAGCAGCCCCGACAGGGTAGCCCAGGCCGAGCGCCCCGCGATCCACGTCATCGGCCCGTCGCTCGTAGACGCTCCGGAGTGGGGGAGACGCCACGAGCAAGAGGAGGACGATCCTGGCGACGCGGAGCAGTACATCCGCACCCAGGTCCAGATCCCGTATCACCTCGAGTACACAATCGACTGCTACGCTGACGAGACCCGGGGGCAAGTGGCGGCGCACGCCCTGGCGCACAACGTGCGGATGATGGTGCGCGACCTGCCGTCGCTGACGGTCTCGACGAATGCTGACGATCCGACGGCGGACACGGTGACCTACCCGCTTCAGATGGTTACCCCCGCCTCGTTTGAAACGGACCCGGACCTCGATGGGCGCCACCGGGCGCGCTCAGGCGTACGGGTTCTCGGGGTCCTGGTGGACGACGTAGAGGCGACGACGCTCGAACGCGGTTGGCGCCTGCTCGACCAGGACTACCCGGTGACTGTGACTTCGGAGGGGTTCGACGTCTAGCGCCGCTAGACATCGAGCTACCGCCGCTGATAGACTGGCCGTAACAGGGGCGGTGCCGGTCAACGAACCACGCCCGGGATGGGCGGAGGAGGACAGGCGATGCCCGCTGCTGCCAAGATCGTAATTCTCGAGGAAAACCCGGCCGTTGTGAACATCGTTGCGTTGCCTACCGCCGTTGCGGGATTTGTGGGCATTGCGGAGCGGGGGACGGTCGGCGAGGCGGTCCTGACCACGGACTGGGCCGAGTGGGTCGACGAGTACGGTGGGTTCACGAGCACCGCCGACATGACCCTCGGGGCCTACGGCTTCTACAAGGGCAGCGGCAAGATCCTCTGGGGCGTGCGGACGGTGCATTACACCGACATCACCGACCCGAGCACCAGCACCGCTGTCAAGGCGAGCCACAATATCCAGAACGCGGGAACCATCGCCACGGCGGCCGAGGTCTCGAGCGTGGGTGCGCAGAACTTCACCCTCGCTGACGGGCAGACCCTGACCATCTCGATCGATGGCGCAGGTGCGACGACCGTGACGTTCAACGCCGCGGCGGGCCACCAGGACACGAACGTTGGCGTCGGTTGGCCCGTGGCCAACGAGGACGGCCTGACCCTCATCCTGGAGGTCGACGGCGGCGCGTCGCAGACCATCACGTTCGGCGGCGTTGGCGGCGTCTACAGCGCGGCGGAGTACGCCTCGCAGATCAACACGCAGATCATCGGTGCCAGCGCAGACGCGTCATCCGGCGAGGTGGTGATCACGTCCGACTCCAAGGGCACCGGGTCCTCGATCAACGTATCCGGCGGCACCACGAACGTCACGTTCGCCGCAGCGGTAGCCGGAACCGGGGACTGCGTCGACATCACGGCGGTCACCGGCGCCGAGGCTGCTGCGGTCATCGATGCCGACATGGCGCCGGAGACCAGCACCACGGTCAACGGCGACGGAACGCTGACCATCGAGACCACGGATACCGGCTCCACCGCGACCATCCAGGTCACCGGCGGGACCGCGAATACGGCGTTCGCCTTCGACACCAACCTCCACACCGGTGTCGACGCGGCCGCGGTCAACACCCTCAAGATCGAGGGCAAGACCGAGGGTGCCTATGCGAACAGCATCAAGGCCGTTGTCGCGGCGGCCTCCTCGGGGCGCGCGGCGGAGTTCGACCTGCTGGTCCAGGTCTCGGGCGTCACCAAGGAGACGTTCACGAGCCTGACGATGGACGACACGGATGTCCGGTTCGTCGAGACCATCGTGAACGCAGACGGGACGGGGTCCAACCTCATCACCGCGACCGACCTGGACGCCGGTGGTACGCCGCTTTCAGACCGTCCGGTCAACGGCACGCACGGCTTCCTGACTGGCGGCAACGACGGGCTCGCTGCTATCGCGGATACCGACTACGTCGGAGACTCGGCAGGGCCGACTGGGCTCTACTGCCTCGATACGATCGACAACCTGCGCATCGTCGTCATCCCGAGCAAGGCGTCGGCGACGATCTACAGCGGGATCAAGACCTACTGCACGACCTATCGCGAGCGCAGCTGCTTCGGTGTCCTGTCGACCCCGGCGGCTTCGGCTGTCGCGACCACGGCGGCGATGGTCACCTTCATCGAGACCACGACCGCGATGGTGAACTCGAGCGAGGAGCTGGCCGTTGCTTGGCCGCGCATCAAGGTCGCCAACCCCGATACCGCCGCCTACGGCGACGGGACGTACATCTACGTCGACCCGGCCGCATGGTGGGCGGGGACGATGGCGCGCAACGACGACACGCGGATTGGCGGTGTCTACGAGGCGCCCGCCGGGATCGACTTCGGCGTCATCGAGGGTTGCCTCGGCCTGGAGGTCGAGGAGGTCAACCGGCTGGGCAAGCGCGAGTTGCTCGCCCGAGTCCTGGTCAACCCCATCCGGTACCACAGCCGGTACGGCTACTACGTCGACGGGCACTACACGCTCAAGGAGACCGGGAACTGGCCGTCCATCCCAGAGAGCCGCGGGCGGATGCATATCGCCGAGACGCTGAAGCTGAACCTCGAGTGGGTGAAGCACCGCAGGAACACGCCGGCCCTCCGTGCCCGTGTCGAGCGGTCTATCCGCTCGTTCCTCGAGCGCGAGCGCATCGACGGCGCGTTCGCCAGTGATCTGGCGAGCGAGGCCTACTTCGTCGACGTCAGTGCCAAGCTGAACCCGCCGGCCGTCGCCCAGGCGGGCAAGCTGAAGATCAAGGTGGGCCTCAACTTCGGTCGCCCGATCAACGAGGTCGAGGAAATCATCACCAAGGACACCCGGGCCTACGTCGAGAGCCTGGCCGCCTAACTAGGAGGACGCCGTGGGACAGCCCCGTAACAACTACATGCCCGGTCTGTTCCGGGTGGAGATCGACGGCTTCGACTCCAAGAATTTCACGTCCGCAGGGCCGTTCAAGAAGAACGTCGGTGTCGCCACGAGCCGCACCGGGCCAGACCTGCTCGAGGTGCACGAGCCGAACGGCAAGAACACGTGCGAGGACCTCGTCCTGAAGCGCCCGCTCTCCGCCGACAAGGACATGGAGAACCTGTACAAGCGGACCCTCGACGCGCGCACCGGACGCGGCGAGAACATCGACGAGTTGCGCATCACCATCGACTGCGTTCAGATGAACCACGACCACTCCGACCTCGAGCGCTTCCGGAATTACGACTGCTTCGTCTTCGACTACGAGGTCGACCCGTTCGACGTCGACGCCGACGGCCCGCGGATGGAGACGGTGACCATCAAGCGGTCCGACTTCGAACGCCTGAGCGTCTAGTAGCTCGGGCCACAACCCAGATAGGGGGCACAGATGACGGAAGTATCCCTTCCCTCCGGGCTGCGGGTTGACCTGCGGCCCCTCACGCTAGCCGACGACGCTGTCGTCTTCGACGGGTCCGACGAGCGGACGTTCCCCGAGGTCGCCGTCGGCCTCATCGGCGCCGCGACCGAGCGCGTCCTCGATCCGGGGCCGTATCCGTTCGAGGATCGGGTGGACTGGAACAAGGTGCTACCTGGTGACCTGCGCGCTGCGGCCCTCGCGTTCCGGCGCCTCAACGACCCGGACGGGGCGATGCTCGCCGTGGACGCCGTCGACCCCTCTCGGCCCACCGATCCTCCCATCGAATGGGACATCGATATCCGCATGATGTCCGACGGCGGCGACATCATCGACTACCCGCTCGAGGACGGCGCTGCGGAGCGTATCCGTGGCGGGACGCCGTTCGAGGCGAAGCTCGGCGACCGGCTCGTCCAGTTCCGCCATATGACCGTCGAGGACTGGGCTGCCAACGAGCGAGGGGCGGGCGCCCTAGACGACAGTAAGGCCACCGCAGAGGACAAGGCGCGCGTCCGACACGACCAGCTGTACCGGCGCATCATTGCCGTCGAGGGCGTTGACAGGATGGACGTTCGGTCGTGGATACGCAAGCTCACCTGGGCGGAGGCAACGGAACTCGAGACCGCGATGAACGACGCCGTCGGAGGCGGGATCGATCAGGCCGTCGACATCACCACCGACGGCGGGCGGACGCTCACCGGTGTCATCCCTTTTACTGTGCTGCTACTCATGCGCATTCCGAAGGCCCCCAAGGGGCGGCGAGAGAAGCGCAAGGCGGAAATCCTGGCTGCCAGAGAATCAGCGAACTCGGGTGGCTCAGGCGAAGATGGCTAGGCGAGGAGCCGGCGGGGGAGGTCGTCCTGGTCAAGGCGGACCCAACTGCCGTCGTCCTGTCTCGCCGCGCGCGCTGGGACTTCAGGTGTCGCGCGGTCCAGCGGTCTCCGGAGCTGACGTCCTGGAACATCGGGTGGGCAGAGACGCTCACGCTGACGCCGAACGAGGCCGTCAAGCTCTACCGCAGGATGGTCTCGCTCGCCAAGCGCGAGTCGAAGGCCCTGGAGAAGCTGGCTAACCAATGACCTCCCTCCGCACCTACATCGACATCATCGGCCGCGACCTGGCGAGCGGGGCATTCCGCCGCGTCGGCGCGTCGGCGACGAAGATGGGGGCGAACGTGCGCCTGGCGAACGCCGGGATACAGACCTCCATGAACAAGATGTCGCGCTACTTCCTGGCGCGCGACATCGGGGCCGGGATGCTCCGGATCGGGAGAGGCGTGGTTCGCGCGTTCGGTGCGGCGACGGAGTCTGCGGCCGAGTTCGAGTACGGCCTGGCGTCTGTCGGCGCGATCACGAAGGCCACGACCGGCGAGATGCGCCTCCGGACCCAGGCGGCGACCAAGGCGGGCATCGAAACGCAGTTTTCCCCGCAGCAGGCGGTGGAGGGGCTTCAGAATCTCGCCACGGCGGGGCAGAACGCCCGTCAGGCGACGTCGACCCTCATCCCCGTCCTCAACCTCGCGGCCGGGTCGATGGGCCAGCTGGGCGTGGGAGAGGCGGCCAACGCCGTCGTCGGTACTCTCAACGCCTATCAGCTGGGCACCGACAAGGCCGCCGGGGTCACAGACAAACTCCTGCGGATCACGCAGCTGACAAATTTCCAGGCGCGCGACTTCTCCGTTGGACTATCCAAGGCGGCGGCTGCGGGGGCGACGTTCGACCAGTCGATGGACGACGTGCTCGTGACGATGGGTCTCCTGCGCAACAGGAATATCGACGCATCCGTGTCCGCGACAGCTGTCCGCGAGGCCATCCGTCGCCTCGGAGCTGA